GACGCTGCACAAACTGACTTGACTAAAGCACATGAGAAAACAGGTATCATGGACTTTAAAAAGATTATTGATGATATGGATGAATTTGCAAGCATTGAATTCAATGTTCAAGATATCGTTAGATCTGGTCTAGTCAAATCCTATTTGATTAGTAAACTGAATCTTGGCATTTAAACATTTAGACATACATAACTTTCCAGAGTTAAAAGCAACAACTACTAAAGAGGGTAGGAGGTATCGTGTTGGCGATGCTTTCTATCCTTCTGTTACAACTGTGATAGGACATTCTAAAAAGAAGTCTATCATGGAATGGAGAAATAGAGTTGGTGAGGAAGAAGCAAATAGAATCTCAAAACGTGCTTCTACTCGTGGTAATAAGTGCCATAAACTTGCTGAACTATACTTATTAAATGAGAGTATTAGTAAGTACAAAGATGACCCACTATCCATGGGGTTATTCTACCAGATTAAACCCTACCTAGATAGTATTAACAACATACATGCCCTCGAATCATCATTATGTTCTAATGTGTTGAAGTTGGCAGGTCGAGTGGATTGTATTGCTGAGTATAAGGGAGAACTTGCTATTATTGATTTCAAAACGAGTACAAAGGAGAAACGTGAAGAATGGATACACGACTACTTTGCACAAGAGACAGCGTATGCTATAATGTTTCAAGAGTTAACTGGATTAATGCCAAAGAAACTCGTAACAATCATTGCCTGCGAAACAGGCACACCTCAAGTATTTGAAATTTATGACAAGTTTAAGTATGCTCGAAAACTCAAAGAGTACATCGACACCTACAAAGGAGCCTACGGTGAGTGGTAAAATAGATGAAGTTTTTGAAGAAAATTTTATGACATCAGCAAAGTTTTCTGTAGAGATAGAAAAGATCGTTAAGGATTCTAATCTAAACTACATTGAAGCTGTTGTTCAGTTCTGCGAAGATAAAAATATAGAACTAACTGGTATCAATAAACTGATATCAAAACCATTAAAAGAGAAATTAAAATACGATGCACAGCGTCTAAATTTTATGAAACGCACAAGCAAAGGGTTTTTGAAACTGTGACAGGTTTTGAAGTTTACAAGATGTATCTTGCTCTGAAACTTCATTTTACTTCCGACAGTTATGATTATTTCCAATACGGTGGAAATGCTAAGGCATCACAGACTTCTTTTGACCAAAGAAAAGATAAGTTCTTTTTTGTCAAACTCTCAAGGAAATTTAAGGACTTCGAGCTACGCGAATTTTTTGTAGCTAACTTTATCTCAGAGGATAAGGTATATCCTGCAACTTTAGTCAGAGAAGGTGCCAAGAATTATGCTGATTATATTAAACGCAAAGAATCTCTAAGTTATAGGTTCAAAGAGGATTGTGAGGTGTTATATGATATGTGTGAAAACTTTGATGATCTATTCAATGTAACATCAGTTCATCCCCCCTTGATAAAAGCACAGTTAGGTGGTAAGATAAGTATAGAAACACTCACAATATTCAACAAGATCTTCCAGTTTATCTCAGATTTTGATAAAACAATCAATGACGAGATAGTCTGGAAACCACTTCGTAACAAGGTGGTGAAGTACGACCCATTCCTGAGTGTGGACTTGGGTAAATATAAGAGTATCATCAAATCGCAGTACGTATGAAATTTTTCCAATCTGAAGTTGTTCGTGATGAACTAAACAGAATGCAAGATCTCTATCTTGAAATTAACAAGATGGGGTTAATGCTGACAACACCTCAGAAAAGAGAACAGTTGGACAAGATGATCGAACTGATCAATCTCCAACAAACTATGTACATGCGTGTTACATTATCTGACGACCCTGATGCCAGAACCATGGTGGAGCAAGTAAGAAATGCTGCAACAATGCTCGGCATGAATCCAAATGATGTAAACCACACATTTTATGATACACTTAGAGACAATGTACAAGAAATGATCGACAAATTACCTACATAATCACAATGCCATTACTAATAATTGTTGGCGGTTCAGTCGCCATTGGGGTTGCACTTGCCCTTTATATACTTCGTAAATACAACCCACATACATGATCTTACCTGGCACTACAGTTAAAGTAATTGACGAGAATTCAATATATCGAGGATATGTTGGATGTGTTCAAAGAGTACAAGGAAAGAAGGCAGCAATTCTAATGGATCAACATACTCCTTGGGATAAGATGATCACCTTTAGAATTTCTGAACTTGAAGAAGTGACAGAAGGATTCCAATACTATCCAAAGAAAAAGAAATGAGACTAGCCGTACTGTGTTCTGGAAATGGAAGTAATTTTGAGAATATAGTGCGAACGTGCAGATCTGACGAAGTTGTGTTGATGATCCATAACAAAAAGAAGTGTGGAGCAGCAAAGAGGGCAGATAAGTTCGGAATACCTCATTCTTACATTGAGTCGACAGATGAGATCAACATGATCCGACTTATTCAAGCATGGAATGTAGACCTGATAGTATTAGCAGGTTGGATGCGAATCGTTACAAAAGATTTTATTGACGCATTTCGTGGTAGAATAATAAATGTACACCCTTCCTTATTACCTAAGTATAAGGGGTTACATGCAATACAGCAAGCAATAGACGCAGGTGAAACTGAGACTGGTGCTACTGTACACTACGTAAACGAAGAACTTGATGGTGGTGAAATCATCATCCAGTCTAAAGTACCCATTTTACATAATGACGACATTAAATCACTCACGAAAGCCATACAGAGACGTGAGTACGCAATCCTACCAGAGGCTATTAAACATGTTAAGTCAAAACTACAGGAACCGAATAGTGGATATATGCTGCAGGATGATGTCTACCGATGGGACGGTAGAATTAAAAGAAAGGATTTGGATGAACAAGTTATGCCAACACAATAAATCTGCCAACGCACTGGCAGGTGCTTTATTATGCCCTGATTATATACCACATGACTATGAGAAATAACCTCTGGAAGAATTACAGAGACGTATTATGGGAAACCTTTCCCGACTTTCAAAGACAACCCATCTGGGCAGACTGGACAGGCAAAAAAGGAACAAGATTAACCGCACAGGTATACACACATGATCACTTTATCAAAGCAAGGGAAGTTGACATCTGGGATGATACTACTTCTGTCTACAATAACATTCTTTACCCTAAAACTGGGAGTAACCTTCCCTGTTTTGGTATGGATCTTATGGGATTTAACGAAAATCGGGTAATCATTGTATTCGACTTTCAACATCCAGTAGAGAATTATCTGTATGAGGTAGACAGTCTACCCAAGGCAGAGAAAGAGTATCGGTTCTTTGAGATGGGTAATCATTTCTCCAAGAACATCTACGTTAGATACTGTAAAGCATCAGAGGTAGACGACTACCTACCGATGTTCAAGACTTATTTGTTATGGTATAAACATATAATAGAAGAAGCACAACCATCTGGGTTGGATGCAACAGAGACATATAGAGATTTTGACGCATATATGACACGTTTAGACCCTGTTGGAGGGTATTTGTCAGGAAAGTTTGGCAAAGAGCAGGCAGAGGGGCTTGTCAATGGTTTCCTTTTCTGCTATAATAAATAGTGTGTTGGGCGACGGTTCAACACAGGGAGTGACTGAATAAACTTACTGGCAAACGCTAGTTAAGGTGATGAGACACAGGTGGTGCTGCACCGAGAGGTGAATCGACTTACCAGTCGGGTCTCAGGCAAAGAACGTATTTTACACTGTAGTAATGCCCGTTCTTTTGTCGGTACACAGTAATCCGACCTCCCACCCTTTTTTAAGGGACAATACACATAGTACACATAATACGGAGAATACGTATGTCTTTTGCTTCACTTAAGAAGTCTTCTTTCCAAGACCTTCTCGCTAAAGCAGACACCCTCAACAAATCTGAGGCTAAGTCTGGACCTGACGAGAGATTATGGAAACCAGAAGTAGACAAAGCAGGTAATGGTTACGCAGTAATCAGATTTTTACCAGCACCCAATGGAGAAGACCTTCCATGGGCACAAGTTTGGACACATGCCTTCCAAGGACCAGGTGGTTGGTATATTGAGAATAGTCTAACGACTTTAGGCAAAAAGGATCCTGTTTCAGATTTAAACAGGGAACTCTGGAATTCTGGTGGCGAAGGTTCTCCACAGAGAGCACAAGCACGTAACCAGAAGCGTAAGTTAAACTATTACAGCAACATCTACGTTGTCAAGGATAGTGCAAACCCTGAGAACGAGGGCAAAGTATTCCTCTACCGCTATGGTAAGAAGATCTTTGATAAGATCATGGAATCAATGCAACCAGCATTTGAGGATGAGACACCAGTAAACCCATTCGATCTATGGAAGGGTGCTGACTTCAAACTCAAGATCACTAAGGTAGCAGGTTTCTGGAACTACGACAAGTCTGAGTTCGATGCTCCTGCTGTATTAGGAGATCTTAGTGATAAGGAACTAGAGGGTATTTGGCAACAAGAACACTCATTATCTGCATATACTGCTGATGATCAATTCAAATCTTATGAAGAACTCAAGGAACGTCTTGACAGAACTCTTAAGTCAACTTACCGTCCCGATCCAGAGACGGTTGATGAGGAAGCAACTCCCGAACCTGTGGTCAGTAGAACTCCTACCGCACCCGCAAACGGGGAAGATGATACCTTATCTTACTTCGCTAAATTAGCATCTGAAGACTAAATGAAAGTCTGTATTGTTGGTGGTGGGTCATCTGGATGGATGACCGCCACCACTTTTTGTCGCAAATTAGATTATGATATTACTCTCGTCGAAAGTCCAGACGTTCCGATTTCTGGTGTCGGCGAGAGTACTTTACATCAATTCCAACGTTGGATAGATTTCGTTGGGATAAGAGAGGATGAAGATGACTTCATCAGAGAGACAGGTGGCACGATCAAACATGCCATTATGTTTACCAATTTTCTGGAAAAAAATTCTGGGTCATTTTTTTACCCCTTTGGTTTATCACCAAAAGATCCATCATCATGGTGGAGTGAAGCATTACGTACTGGTCTAGATCATAATGATTATGCCACTAGTATCAACCATATTGCCACGATCGCTGCAGAAGGTAAGGTTGATCCTAATTCAGATTATGCATATCATTTTGATGCTGTTAAATATGGTCAGTTTTTAAAGAACAGATATTGTCAGAAAGTAAAACATATTAGTGCTAACGTAGTCAACTATGTTACCACAGATGAGGTTAATATTCATAGCATTGTACTAGATGATGGTACAGAAGTTGAAGCAGATTTATTCATTGATTGTACTGGTTTCAAATCGTTATTACTGGGTGAGTGGTTAAAAGAGAAGTTTCACCCCTATGATTTCATACCTAATGACACTGCTATAACAGCACGACTACCTTACTATGATAAGGAAAAAGAA